CTCGTATGCCGTCGTGATATACGAGGTTTTCGCGTCATCTGATGGAATGGAAAAAGAAAGAGCCGGGGCCGCGTTCGCTTCTTTCGTCAGCGAGATCCCGAACGCCTTTTCCAGGACCGCTGCCTGTGCACCGGCCTGCGTGAATGCCCAGAGTTGGTACTTTGTTGCCATCCCTACGCTCCCAAATGTTCCCGTACCCAGATCAGGATCGCGGCGATCACAAGTGCGGTTCCGATTGCGATCATAACCATGCGGGATTCGGTCATGATATCGCCTTCAGCGTCATCGCTTCTTCTGCCGTGATATACCCTTTCGTCACGGCATTGTCGGTCTGCGTATCAGTGAGTCGGCCCTGTTTCCGCATACTCTCGAAAAAGGGATACATTGCGCTTGCCATGTCTCATACCCCCGTCAATGCGAGCAGTGCATCTTCCATCGCGGCGATCCGCTCTTTGTCTGTCGGAACTGTACTTGCCACTGGTTCGGGGATAGTCACACGGGCGCATAGGTGCTGATCCGTATCCACCACGAGGAAATCCTGATACCGGCTGTTTCCCGGATCTACCGGGATGCTCATACCGCTCGGGCCTTGGATGCACTGGGTATTGCTGTTTGCATCCATTATTACCGTGAAATCTGAAGGTTGAAAAGTCATTATTACAACTCACTAGATAATATCATATTTCCACCAGATGATATGGAAATGAGAAGGTAATATGCGTTGCCTGCGATTAATCCTCCTCCGCTACAAGTGACACTTAAAAATATGACATCTTCCGTGCTATCGGCGGACAGTATTGACATTGCCGTCACACTACCGCCTGAATTGAGATCTGATATTGCGCACTGTGAAAATGTAAGAGTTGGGGAAGCCCGCAACCGCTGCGTCAATGTGAGTTGAATGTAGATCTCCGTAGTAGACACAGCAACTCCAAAACCCGCCACTGTATTTATCACGCCAATCTTATAGAATGATCGGGAATAGTTTCTGCAAAGATAATATTCAATACCAATATTGCGACATTCGAACGCAGTGCAAACCGGCCCCCTCTCAAACTGTAATTCCGTCTGCTCGAAGTTCTTGGTAGTGATCGCACCGCTCTCAATCTTGATCTCGATCTCAATCCCGTTGGAAACATCACCCAAAGAAATATTCTCGTACTTCAGAAGAGTTTTCGTCGCGCTCGGCACACTGATCGCCCCGCTGTTACTGATAGCGGTCACGGCGCTGAAATTATCCGCTGCATTGGCCTTACGGACGTATATGGTGTAATTGATCGCCGATCCAACATCGTGATAAACAGAGCAAGAGAACGAGGCCGATTGATTCTTGAATCGGACCGCGTCCAACGCTTCCATGCGGTACCGATGATAGAGGATGCCGGTACCTGTGAGTGTCACGCCCGCGAACTTAAACGCATATCCGGAGTTACCAGCGGTTGCAGTGACTGTTTGGCCCCACGTTCCCGCGCTGACTGCGGTACCGGTTGCCATCCCCTCGTGCCGATCAGGGCCGTAGAGATCCGATAAGTCCCATGGATATTCGTCTTTCACAAGCGTGAAGGCGGTCACGCGCTGGTTGACACGGCAGTCACCGTTGATGATGAGATTGCGGCTTTGTGGGAGCGCAGTGAAGTTGTCTCGGATCTGATCGTAAACCGATGTCGAAAACGTGTTCCGAATCCGAGTGCCAGCAAGCCACGCATACGCCGGGCCATTGGTGCCGTCAGCCTTTACCGCACGCGTTGAAAACGTGACTGTCCCCGGTCCAGAAACGCCATCAGTAGCCGATACGATTACTTCTTCAGTGCGGAATTCAACCGCATTGTCAGGTCCGAGTTCCCACCCGTGCGTCAACAGGACACCGGCACGGTAGAAAACCGCCTGCTCGGCCACTTCCACTTCCGTGGAACTGGTCGTCATGTTGCTTGTCGTCGTGGTCGAAAGGCTGTTCTTCTGCAATGTTGGCAATGCTGCAAAAACCATACTCTATACGCTCCTCTCTTTTCGATTCACAGTGATCGTCACATTCCGGGATCCCGCAGAATCCGTGTAGGTGATCGTATTCGTTCCCGGACCTATCAGGGGGAAATCTCCGGAGAAGTTGGCAAGGTCCGATACGCCAGATTTCTCCACGGTGAAATCATCAGTATCGATCTCCAGCGTCTCACCTGCTCCAAGGGAACCGGCATAGACCATTGTGAGGGTTGGCGCTACCTGCGTAGTGTCTGGAGGACCATATGCAGTGATCGCCATCGTCACATTCCGGGAAACTTCATCGTCGGTATAGATCGCCGCACCACAATGTCCTAACGCGGGAAAGTCGCCATCGAAATCCCCGATTGCATTGGCGCCGTCGTTCAAGACGCTGAAATCTTGGCCATCGATGCAGACTGTTTTCCCAGCTGCAACTGATCCGCCGAACACCACTTCAACCGGGGGGATGTAATGGACTTGGGCCGGGGTGATCCCATCATCGCGATCCATGGGGGACCGGTCCAGCGTGCCACGGTCGAGCATCATAGTACGGTCCATCCCCCGATCGTGACCGTAAATCCAGCAATAGGCGAGGCTCCGTTATTCGTGATGCAGATCTTGCATGGCGACGCTACGGTACAGGTTCCCGTGACACTCAACGTGCCCGGGGAGGTGGTGATCGTTCCTGTCGTGACTTCCTCATCTTCGCGTCCGAACGGTTCATCGGCAACGAGACTGAGGGTGAACTCCGACACTCCGCACCACGCCCGTTCAAAGGGGATCTCCCCCGAGTACCGTACCGTGTAGGTGATCGTGGGCGAATCGTCGAATACCAGCGATAGGTTACGGGGTTTCCCGTACACGTCCACGAGCACGCTGGCAAATGCTTTGATCAGCACGTCCAGGGCCGCTGCATCCGCACAATCCCGGAAATCGCAGGGGAGAGAGAATTGCCGCTGTCCCACATCGGAATCAAACCAGTATACCCCGTTCCTGCCCGGTATTTCGGCGGTGCGGTCCCGTGTTGCCGGGAGCATGGGGATGCTCGGGCCGTATCGCAATGTGATGCCATACGCTGATGCTGCCGTGCCATCCAAAACAAAGCCACCATTGTCAACCATTTACGCTTTCCTCCTCATTTCACTGGTGATATAAGTCCCGAGTTCCCGGGCGAGTTTCGGGATATCGGCATCTTCCCTGATAACGAACGTGTTACCGGTGATGGTTACACCCGTTCCGCCATTGCCGGACAACGGGGTTACGGTTGCACCGGTTGGCAGCGTCAGGATCTCCGGGCCCGATTCCCCCACCATGACATTCCCGGGGCTGGTGATAGTTCCCCCGGCTGCAAGGCGTGGGATGGACTGAATATCAAACCCTGACGTAAGGCCACCGAGAGATGAAACTGAATTGAAACCGTCGATCATTGAATTGAGTCCGTCGATCACATAGTTGATCGGCCACTTGATCGCGTCTGCAATGCCCGATACAATCCTACCAATAGCCTCCGCTGCCCACTGGAACGGCTTGATCATATTGGTGCCGATCTGGTCGAAGTTGCCCGATACAAGCGCGATGATGCCCGCCCCCAACGATGCCAACGGTGAAGCGATGATTACCAATACATCTTGTGCCCACTGTGGAGCGATAGCTCCGAACAGTTCACCAAGTTTCGTCATGAAATCTAAGAACCCGGTTTTGAGCAGCACCCAGACACCCGCAAGTCCGAGAGCGATACCCGCCGCAATCCCGGCGAATAGTGAACCTGATAAGACCGCCCCTGCTTTCGTAAGGAGGGGAGTGATCCACGCCCACGCCAACCCGAACGACTTTACGAGGTCCGGGAGTTGCGCGAGGGCTACAACCAGCGGACCTCCGATTGCCAGAGCGCCCGACAAATCAGACACCGGCCCGGCCGCTGTTCCTGCTTGAAGGGTGAGTTTTTCCATCGCGGACGCGAGGCGATCCGTTGCGGATATCGCCTTTTCGTTGGCGTCAGCGTACGCTTTCGCAGCGCCCGTTGAATCAGTGAGGATCTTCTGTTGTGCCGCTGCATAATCCGCGTCTGAAATCCCCAATGAGGTTACAACGTCTGTCTTACTGGGTGCCGGCTTCGCGGCCTCTTCCCTTAATTTGCGCAGTTCTTCCGTCTGTTCTGCTATTTGGGCATTGGTATCCTCAAACCGATCTGCATAGGATTCCTGTACTTTTGCGACCGCTTCCGAAGTATCCAGCGTTGTTGCCAACTCTTTGTTGTAATCTTCAGCGGCTTCAGTCGCCGATTCTTGGAGATCTTCGCGCCGTTCTGCATACTGCTTTTCGACCGCTGCAACTTCTTTTGTGGTGTCCTGAATCTCTGCCAACCGCTCGTTGTACTCTTCGGTACTCTCGGAAGCACTATCGGCAAGATCGGCCCGGCGCTCTGCATACCGCTCTTCCAGATTAGCAACCTTCTTAGCATTGCCGGACCAGTCCAGCGGATTAAGCCGGGCCTCATATTCGAGATCTGCCTTTTCCTTCGCATAATCGGCTTCGAGATCGGCAAGGGCTTTGGCTTCCCGCTTCTGCTCTTTGGCCCTGGATTTATCAAGCGCTGCCACGTCTTCTGTGGTATCCTTCGCTTCATTAAGAGCGTCTTGATAATCTTTTTCGAGATCAATCAGATTCTTCTTCGCATCGGCTAGTTGTTCGCTGTATGCCAGTTCGATCCGAGCAACATCCTTTGAGGTGTCAGCCGCATCTTCAAGCGCCGCCGCGTAATCACGTTCCAGCCGGGAAAGTGTTTTCTTTGAGGATGCAAGGGATTTTTCAGCGGATACGACATTCTTCGCGGCATCTTCTGATTTGGTAAGGGCAGAGTTATAATCTGATATTGCCGTGCGGAGTTTCCGTACTGCCACTGATGCGGGGATACCTGCGCTGGTCATTGCCAGTAACAGTGCTTCGGTATCTTCAAGGGAAAAACCAAGACCGTTTAGGGTAGTACCCAACGATCCGAGTACAGATGCCAGCTCTGAATAATCAATCAGGCTGTTGTTGACGAGGTACGCGATACTGTCCATGTGATCGCCAACCTCAGTCAACGGGATATCATAGGCATACATCGCGGGGATCATCGAATCCGCAACTTCTGCCGCTGATGCCCCTACTGCATCACCGAGCGTATCAAACTCTTTTGCAAGTGTCTGGATCGTTGCGGTACCGGTAACACCGGCTCGGCCTAACAGGCTGAATGTCGATACCACATCATCAAGCCGGAATCCCGCATCAGAAGTACTCAGAGCAAGATCCCGCATCTCTTCAGTAGTCGATCCAATGGTGAGAGCCGTTACGCCTAATTTGGCGTTCATCTCAGCGGCATACTTGGTCGTGGTGGCAATCGTCAGGGCCGCGCCTTCCATTGCGACACCAATAGCTAATGAGTACTGCTTGATGACCTGCTGACCACGGGCAAATGATTTCTCTACCTTTGACAGCTCGGTATCTGCCTGCCCTAATGCTTTGACTAGCCCGGTGATGTCACCTGAGATCGGGAAGGATAATCCCTTCGCAAACGCTTCAAGCCCCATCTACTTTTTCCCCCCTTTTGTTGTTGTGCGCCACGCTGCCGCCATGACATTATAGATCCGTTGTGCCGCACCGAGCCGGTCCTGTTGCGGTTGTGCTGCCTGAGATGAGCCGGAATTGAGCGATGGGAAGAAATCGGACGCTTTGTAAGGCGTCGCCCGTTTCTTTTTATCCCGATTAACGTTGGCTATTACCGCTGCAATCGTCCCCGCTCTGAAGTTCTCCATTTTATCCTGCTCCTCTTTCCACTTGATCCGCTCCCTGATATACGGGACAAATTCGGCAGGTGTTGAATCCCAAAATTCTGCCGGGGTTAACCCTCCGATACCGTACGCGAGCCGCTGGTGTTCGGTGAGCATTTCTTCGATGGTTTGATATCCGCCTTCGCTGTGGGCAGTACTGCCTGTTCCGGGTTTCCCGTATCAATCCCCCGGGATAAGGATTCGAGCCAGACCCCGGCCTTCAGGATCTTGTCGCCTTCTTTGATGAACGCCACGAACCCTTTTTCCGTGATGAACTGCTCGCAGATATCACCGGCCTGATTCAACGTGACGGACTGCGATCCATACGCATTGATGCAGGACCAGATCAGCGCACGGTACGCGGCGAATGGCTGACTCTTCAGGTCTTCCAGCGTTGCGATCTTATTGTACTCAGCAAATGCGTTGTAGCTGACCCGGAGGTTGTAGACCTTGCCCCCAACCTCAAAAACGTGATGGTTCCTTCCGTCGCTCATCGGTCACCTGCTCACGGGTGGGCTGTTGGTCCGAGGTAGACGCGGAGCCAGTAGATCCGAGGCGTCTTGTTAAGTTCGGTGACAGTGATTGATACCATCGTTACGGCGCCGTTGCCGGTGTTAAGCGTGATTGCCGTCGATGCCGCCCCTGATACGACAATCGTATCGTTGACTCGGATCGTGCCGGCGGTTGCGGTTGGCGTGATAAGGATCGAAGTGTTATCCGAATACGCCTCCACTGCATACTCATAGATCGCCGCTGCCGCTGCCGGGACGGGCGTAAGTGCATTGGGTGACACATCATCATCGACGATGGTGAAGAACGTTGATGTCAGACCGGCGCCGAGCGTGGTGATCGGGGTCATCTTCGCATTGACCGTTACGGCGAGTTCGATGTGTGCGATCACGCCCTCATGCACGAGTTTTGCAGACTGGATCTGCCCGGACCAGGGGAACGAGTGCCCGCCGCTGTGGAAGTCCGGGGGGAATACCATCGACCAGGTGTGCATTTCACGGTCATAGATCTCAGCCAGAAGGTTGTTCTGCTGAGTTGAACCGTTGTATTTCAGGTTGAACGTCGCGTTGTCGTGGTCGATCAACCCGATCAACTTGGATTTTACACCATCAACGTTGTTCTGCGCTGTGGTGTCGATCTCTTCACCGTTCGCTCCGATCGTTGGAGGATCGTAGATTTCTCCGAGTGCGATACCGTCCATCAGGATGTTGGTCCCGAGGGCTGACTGTATTTCATCTGTCATGGTTTTCTTTTCTCCTCAATTACTTGTATGAATAGTGAACAGTGAAGTCCCGGTGGTAGGTGTACAACGGGATATCGCTGTTCTCATCCGTCGCGGTGCCTGCATCCTCTACGGTGATCACGTAGACATAGGACGCCCCGGCAGTCATGGCGGTGTTCTGTTTGCGATGCAGGCAATCGGCGATTAGCTCTGATAAGGTATCAGCCGCCAAATCCGTCGATGCAAATGCCGAGCACTGGATCCGGGTATGCGCCCGGCGCCCGGTGTTCGTGTCGTCGTCCCGGACTCCCGGGATTTTGGATACGATGATCCACGATGAGCCGGGTATCGTTGTGGGAACCGAACCTTTCCGGTACACCCTCGTACCCACAACCTCCGCGATTGCAGCATTGGCTTTCAGGGCGGATACAAACGCTAGAGTCACATCACGCAAGATGCAGCGCCTCCAGATACATCCGCTGGTACTTCGGCCAATTCTCATCCATCGTGTTGCGGAAATGTGGATGGGGCGGCTGGTACACCTGCTTTGTCCGGATCCAAGTCCCGTCTTCGAGTTGGAAGACCAGATACGGGACGTTCTTTGCCTTGATGACTCCGCCGTACTCGTGCTGTCTTCCATCGATGCGGTTAGTACCAACAACTACGGATGAGTTGGACACGGGTTCGACGTGGATAGATCTCCGATAATCGCCTTTTTTGTACAGGCCAATTTCGGTTATCTTTGCTTTCACGTCGTTGGCATATTCCTGCCCGATGAGGTTCACGGCTACCCGCTGGTTCCGCTCGCCCTGCTTTGCGAGATCCTGGAATGCCCGTTTCAGGTTTGACATGCCCCGGATCGTTTCGGCCATCAACTACCTCCCTTAAGAGAGTTCCAGATCGAAAAGGCGATTGCAACCACTCCCATAGAGGATGAGGCAATTACCCCGATGTTGGTCCGGGCGATTGACATCCCCCGCTCTTCTGCATGTTGGGTCTTGATTGTGTTCAATTCAACGAAAATCTCCTTCTTGCAATCCGAGCAGTTCCGCTTATCCTCGGTGAGCAGCCGCTTGATTTCGGCAACATCGTTTTTGAGGTCTTGCACTCCCTGAACGGATAGGGCAAGCTGTTTGACATCTTCGCGTGTGAGTTCGTACCTCCCTGTGCCGTCCATCATACACCCGCCTTTGCAAGATCGCAGGTCCAGTGATGCGGGCTCCCGGTCATGCTTGGAGCCGGTTCAACGTTGCCGAGTTTGTACGTGCCCGCGTATCCCGATGCCGTGGTGATGATCTGATCTCCGTTCGCAGGGGCGGACGTTGCCGGAATCATCACCCTTTGCGTGGTGACGATGTAGAGCGTTTCACCGGATTGCTGCACGGCGTCTTTCTGCGAATAGAACCGACATGCGATCGTGCTGTCGATATCGGTGAATACTAACTGCTCGTTGGCGTCGAAGGCCTCAGAGATAACGCCGTTAACAGTTGCCGCCCCGGGCACCGTGCCGCTATCGCTGATCGGCTCATCATTCAGGAACGTTCCGGTGATCGTGTGAAGTGTGAGCGTTCCGCTTGCCGCACTACCGCCAGTGCTCACGATAATCGCGGTTGCGTGGCTGGTTGCGCCTGTGAGGGTTTTACCGGCGGTGAATACTGCGGTGCCGGCATCGTAAGCGAGCGTGAAGTTCTGCCGTTTCCCTCGCAGGGTTGCGGTATGCGGGATTGCTTTTGCCGGTAAGGTTTGCGTCATGCGTCCTCCGTGAAGAAGGTCGGATCATCGCTCTGGTCCAGCTTGAAATCACCCATTACGGCATCGCTGCGGGTAACATCGGTTTGCGTTGTTGCGCTCACTCGTTTTAATCCGACGTACTCTTTCAGGATCCGGAATGCTTCAGCCCGCAATTCTTTTGAGAGGGAGAGCTGATCCGCTGCCCCGCTCTGCGAATAATCCCCTGATGAGTATGAGGTCGGATTTTCACCGGTCAGGTAAAACCGGTACGCCACAGACGCACGGGTGAACAAGATCGATGCCGATTTTGCCGTGTCCGCATTGACTGATAGCCCCTGTGCATTGAAGTACGCGAGGATATCACGGTCTGCATCAGCGATCATCTCGGTCAGGTCTGCATCCGTTACCGTAGTACCGACATAAACCTTTACGTTTGCCGGGGTGCAGTAAACCATTACGCCACCTCCAGCCAACCGCGATACTGAACGCTGCAAAGGGCATCTGCGTTTGTTGCGTCGCCGGTTGCGGAAACCTTGATATCAGCACCGGCGATAAATTTCATTGGAACATCGTATGTAATCGTAAATGCACCGTCCTGAACTCCAATTTCTGAGTACGGGTAAAAGACATTCCCGGTGAGCGTGTTTGAAAGATCCTCGTAGTTCGAACGCAACGAGAACCGGCAAAACCTCCCCCCTTGGGAGTTGCCCGTTGAATAGGTCAACTGCGTAATGAAAAGGATCTTGTTCGCGGGAACGGTATACATCGCGTTCCGGGCCCGAGTTAACCCTGCCGGAATCCGTGAATAGATCGGGGTGTTGTCAAGGTGCCGGAGGTCAAGATCTCCCGCTGCTTTTCCGCCGCTCCCGGCAGTAAGTACGCGGAACCAGTTTATCCGATAAATGTCGGTTGCCACGGTTGGAACGGGCGTCACACCATTGAGCGCGATATCCTCCGATTTCTCAACGAATGCACGAGTGAGATACCGTATTCTTACGGTTCGCGCCCCGGTGCCTTCCGCTGCATCATCAGCACTGGATGAAACGATCTCCATCCTCATTTCAGCAGTGGGCCAGATATACAGCCCTCCGACATACCAGATGTCCTCCTCGCTTGAATCAACGTCCGGGTTGAATCCCATCTTTGAGAACGTTTCATGGTTGGGGATGTTTCCCTCTACCACATCATACCCATATGGGATACTGCATACCCTGAGTTTCAGATCCGTTGTGAGCGGGTTGCCGGTTAATACTGCGGGGATCGGGGCGTTTGAAGATACCAGTGCAAACTTCTGTTTGTTGGCCTCCATGAACGGAACAACTGTTGAGAAAACACCGTTGCCTATGGCTTGCTGTGCTGCTTGCGCCTCTGCAAATGTCAGATACGGGGTTACAGTCCAGTTTACCATTTAGTTCAACCTCAAGCCGAGATGATGTTCCAATACACGTTCTTTCCATTCTCCTTGTATACTCCGGCGGTTACGAGTTTTGTAGCGGTTGCAGCGTTATTCGCGGCAATCCAGAGCGCTGATGTTGCGTAGAGAGTGGTGGTGTATGCGTCTGCCATGATCACTCCTGATCAATGTTTCTGCGTTTGATCGGGGCAATCGGCTGTTCGATTACAACGGGTTCCTGATCGGGGATTATTGCCTCTTCAACGGGATCTCCGTTGATCGGTTCCTCCACTACATTTTTCTTTGCCATTGCTCACGCCTCCTTAACTTCGATTTCCGGGGCATCGAGAATCCGTGATACAAATTCCAGATCGCCCCGTTGCCATCCTTTGACCGTCTCGATCGCCCGTTTGACCTTGAGGTAATCAACCTCTTCAAGGATTACTGATTCACCGGCACCCTCGATCTTCTTTGCGAGTGCGTCCTGTACGATGAGATCCCGGGCCGATAATTTCAGGTCGGGATTGAACATGAGTATTGAGAGGGTCCCGGTGACCGGGTAAGGTTTCCCGTCAAATTCGTAATCTTTCAGGTCAATTTTACGCACGGCGATCACTCCGCTGCCACGAATGGGATCCACTTTGCGACGCCGTTGATCAGGACTTTGATCCCGCCGGCACCAGTTGCGCCGAGCGTGATTGCGTGAGAGTAGATACTCTTACCACTTCCATCTGCACCCTGGAATGAGTAGTACGGGGTGGTCCCGACATCATCATTTAGATGCTGGATAGATTGGCACCCGGTTGATCCGGCCTCAACAACGAGAGAGCTCACGTGCCCCATCTGAGTGATGGTACCCGCACCTTCCCAGATACCAAGAATGGCATTTACCCATCCTTTGGTGACCGTTGAAGTATCCATCGTGACTTTGAATGACCCTGCCGTAAGATGAGCGTTTGCGTCAGTGGTGGAGATATCCACACCCGGTCCGAACACGAGATGAGACTGCACCCCATACGCGTCGAACAGGCTGTGAGCGATAGTAGTCCGTACCATCACAGTTGCCAGTTGCCCGCCAAGAGCGGCCCCGGTGATCGCCTTAAAGTACGCGGCACCCCCGGTGTTATCCGCACCCATGAGGGTGAACGTACGGTTGATCTGAAGCGGTACGTTGGTTGTCGTGGCTGCATTGGCAAGCGTTGCCGCCATGCTCCCTGACCCCATCAGCCGGCCCTTGTCGCCGGTCGTTGCCGATCCATCGTGAGTTGCCCCGATAGAGTCAAACACCTTAGCCAGTTTCTCGGAAAGGGTTCCGCCCTGTTGGGCAAATTTCTGTGGATTAAATGTCATTGTGATTTATCCTCCTGATGTTTTGGTACTGGAGAAAGTCCCAAAAAAGGGAGATTAGATCCCGTTGTCATACAGGGCAGCGTATGCCTCAGTTACAACGGCTTTGCTCTCGACCCAGAACTTCAGTTTCAGGTCGTGGTTGTCCGGGTCTTCGATCTGCTCGAAGTGGAAACCAAGGTTTGCCGCTTCAACGATCTGCTTCTGACCGTTGATGATGGTCTCATATGAGACTGTTTCCTGCGAGAACTTACTGTCCACGTAATAGTGGAGCTCAGCGCACGGGTTGTTCCGGTCAAGTCCGAGAGCATATCCTTCAGAAAGGCCGCTCTTGACCTTCCAGACATCCGCACCACAGACCGGGACGGTGATCTGATCCTTCTTGATTTCGGGCACACCGTAGATCAGGCGCTGCTTTGCCTCATTGATGTCAACGCTGGTAAGGTACTTCTTCAGTTCATACCAGTTGGTTTTGTGCACGAAGACATCAGTGAGTGAGTAGGGGTAGCCTTCGCGCTCCATCTGCTCTTCAAGTCCGATCAGGTCATCAACCGGAGTCGCATTTGCTGCGTTCCATGCCGCCGTGGGGGTCCATGTCGGGGTTGTTGCCCCGCCGGTGATTGCTGACAGGATGTTGTCGTTCATGTACCGAGCCATCCAGAACCCGGCGAAATTATACGCCCGCTGGACCTCGGATACTCCCATAGGTTCATCGCGGATCACGTTGCGCTTGATACGCACCATGAAACCCCGGCTTTCAGTGAGACCGGATCCGACAGAGGGCCGGCTCATATCGATCTCTGGGAAGTCCCCGCCAACGATCACGTGCGCCGGTTTCTTCTTTTTGGGATCGGAATCCATACCTACGTTATCATAGCGGTACAGGAATGCCGCCTTGTCATCCTTGACCGGACGCACGAACTGCGACCAGAGAAGGAACGGTTCTGCCCTCTCATAGATAAGTCTGAGAGCGGTTCCCTGATTGAGGAAGAAATCGAGATTGCCTTCAAGTACCATGATTAGGCCCCCGTTTCTGCAAAGAGCAGCCCTGTGAGTAGGATCGAACAATCCGAGAGATCGCCGTCAGTCCCGGCAGCGCAGTAGTGGAGCGGGATGCAGTTTACACCCTGACTTGATGCGTCGCCATCGAAGTAGTACCCCCGGTTGCCAGAAGTGTAGGCGCTGGTGATGTTGAACGTGAACGTAGTACCGACGCCCGGCGTGATAACGCGGGTCCCGTCGTGCATGAACTGCCCACAGACAACACGGCCCGGAATGTGGAACTCTACAAGAGCGGTGCGGAAGTACTTCCCGGCAAGCTGAGTCGCCCACGGGGTTGCAACTGCGCTGGTTGCCGGGAATGATTTCCACTGAGGGGTACTGACGATCTGCCCGATGACAAGAGCCTCTCCGTTCTGTGCCCGTTCAACGACGGGCATACCCTCGGTTGCTGCGTATGTGTTCGCGGTATCGTTACTGAGGGCAACTACCTGCCCCTCTTCAAGTCCATAGGGAGCGGCACCGAACACGGCGGTCTTGATGAGTTCGCCGGTCGGCATGAACGTGTTCGCGGTAACAGTGGGTACACCTTCGTTAAGGATGCACTCTATTACCGGGCCGGTTCCCCGATAGTTTCCTGCAATTGTGGTTTGGTTGTCAGTCATTTTCTTTCAGTCCTCCTTAATGGAGTCTCCCGGGGATGTGGGTTTTCGTCCCGAGAATACGGTTCTGCTTTGCGACCGGGTCTTCAGCGTCAGCATCCCCCGCCTTCTGTACGTGGGTCTGACCCTCTGCCTTGGTGGGTGCCGGGCGGTTACCAAACACTTCCTTGATGAATGCCGCGTTATCCTCCTTCTGGAGTTTGCGGAGCCTGGGCTCTGCTTCTGGATCCTTGAGGAGCCCTGGTTTGACAAAAGTCTTCTTCAGATCGGCCCAATCCGCGTCTTCCTTCTGGAGCCGTACTTTCTCCTGCTCAACCTTCAGCGTATCAAGAGCCTCTTTCTGGGTCTTGGATGCGCCTTCGAGCTCGGCGATCTTCGCTTTGAGCTCCGCAATCTGGGCGTCTTTGTCGTCCATTGCTTTCTGTTCCTCTGGTGTCATTGCCATGCTTTCCTCTTTGTTGCGCTTCGAGATGTTGTCGAGATCTTCCGTAGTGATGTCCGGTATCACGGTACCGGCCTGCTTCACGACGTACGCCTGCTCGACCTCTTCCGGCTGCCCGAACGTTACGGCACCATCGCCAACAACCGTGTAAGGCGTGGAATAGTACTGCATCGTGTCCGGGTTCTGCCAGATTACCTGATCCGGTAAAGTCATCACGGTCCAGACTTCGCGGAGTTCCCCGGAGGGGTACCTCATACCGATAGTCTCAGACAGTGCACGCCGGACGTTTGATATCTGGCCTTCGAGGGACTCGCCGTCCGGCGTGTTCATTGTCCCTTGAGCGATAACCGTTACTGCGTTCGTCTTCGGAGTGGCCGTGTTATCACCATCTCCAAAATTCTCCTGCCAGAACGTCGAAATGGTGTCAAGGATACCTTGCAACTTCGCCTTATTCTTGGCCGAAATTGCCTTCCCGATATTCAGATGTGGATTACCTTCTGTCACATTCTCATTCTCCTGTTTATTGAGGATCACCGCGCCGGGGTCAACGGGCCGGTCCGTGGCGGTCTCTTCAAAATCAAGAACATGGTGGGGCATTACCTCACCGTAAAGCGCCTGTCCGTCATCGGGGCAGATGAATGCGGTGGAGTGCGAGAGTTTCCCCTCTGCATTGAGTTCAAGGGCCCGGGTAAGTGCTGCCTGTGACCGGGTCAGGGTGTCCTGCGATATCAGCCCCGCGTCAAACATCCGCTGCGCCGGTTCGATGGAGTACACCTTTTTGGCTTCAAGTTTCGCGCCGCCGGCTATCAGGATCTTCGAGTCCTGGATATCCCCAATGATCGCCCCGTTGATCTCTGCCAGTTCTGCCTCCCCAATGCCCCGGAGCGGGTCGAGATGCTTCTTTGCGAACACGATCGGGAGGTTGTTCCAGCGGCCCACGGTCGGCATGAACGGTTCTTTGTTGAAGTACAGTTTCCCGACCTTCCGATCCAGCCGCTGAAGGATCGCGTCGTGCGGTTCGGACGGTGCGGTTTTGTTCAGCCGGCACGAAGGGCAGTAATGAACATGCGCCCCAGCAGAAGAGTGTGAATTGCCTTTTGCGGGCGGGATTGCTGAAGGCATATTAAGATAGGGGAGTTCGGGAAATATAGGGATATGGTTTGTCCCCCCCCAAAAGGTATATTTTTTATACAATTAGTAACAATTATACTTTAATGGCGGAAACCACACTAGGGATCAGCAAAAAGACAAAGGAACGATTCAATGGATTTGGGAATAAGGGGGAAACGGATGATGCTCTCCTTAACAGGATCATGAGTGAATTGCGAGAGTACCAGCGGAGGTGCGGATGATGAATCGGGCTTATGTGAAAATTATCAATCCCAAAGAGGGCGATAAAGAACACGCTCTGCTGGTGCTGAAATACCACGGTACTCAGTATGCAATGAATTTCAAGCCACGGGATAACATGGAAGTGGTCGAGATTGAACAGGGGAGATGTGGATGAGATTAAGACTTCGTAAGATAATCAAGCAGATCCGGGCCGGTGAGTTCGGGCCGCCTAAGCCGGTGCCATACCCGATTGCCGATCCGGGATTCAGGCGCAGAGTACATGCGCCTATGTGTGTGAGGTGACGGCGGATGTTTGAAAAATGGTTGGAAGAGCACGGATTTCATGGTTACAAGTGCACCCTTGATCTTCCGGGGCATAAGACTCCGGAGCCGTGCAATCACGAATGGTATCATGATACTGACGAGGAGCGAAAGATTACAAACGATCCGATCAGAAAGGATCTGTTCGCTGGCAGAAATATCCGTGAGGGTAAGATGGCGTTTTATCGCTGCTCTCATTGTGGAAAACTGGAATTGCGGGTGATCGGATGACGGACCCGGTAACAATTATTGAAAACACCACGGAGGCCCGGAAAGATTACGGGGAACGATACGGGGTTGATGAGATAGAATTGACCCCCGAACATATCGCCGCATTGAAAGCAGGAAAGTGCATTGCCTCGAATAACGGGGAATATACGCAGTTTATCACACTAAAGACCGGAGTTGATGTTGCCCCCTCTGATTTTCCAACACTCATCTTAAAATCAGAGTCTTCTGGTGAAGTTTACAAGTTTAAAATTATTTCATTGGGGGGCGGTGCGGTTGACCTCTGCGATATTGTTGTCCCCGAAGGATTTGAGAGGGTTACGAAATGAAACTCTACCTATTCGTATGGCATCTGATCTATGTCTATGTCATTGCAGAAACCCGGGATGAGGCGCTGGCAAAGGTCCGGGCGCCCGGCTCTGTTGCACGCACTGATTATCCCGCCGATAAATATCCGTGGGTTGATTTCATGAGCGATCCGGAGCAGGAAGAAGTGAGCGAGGGTATGATCACGCATTTTGGATGTGACTGATGGCAACACATTATTCCGAGATATCTGGCCCCAAATACTCATCCAGAAATACTAAAAAGTGGCGGGGTGCGTTTGCGCCGGTCGCATTGCTTACCCGCGATGCCAACACCGAACTAATACGGGTACTTGATCGTGAGGGGATCGATACCAAAACGTGGATGATGCCGTTACGCGGCGATCTCCCTGAAGATCAATTCGTCCTTTACAAAACAGAGGTTCCGTTTGAGCAGGAGGAGCGAGCTGTCCGCATCCTCTCAAACATTATTGCGCCGGGGTCGGGGGATCGTTAATCCGCCGCCTTCACCCGCTGCAAAATCTCCCTGATCATGATGGGAATATCAGGATTTGAACCTGAGAAAGAACTAATCACCGGGTTTTGAATCCGGCGCTTTTGACCACTCAGCCATACTCCCCCTCTTTTAATGGGTGTACCCGGACTCGAACCGGGGAGCACTAAGCACAGATCCTAAGTCTGCTGTCGTAACCACTTGACTATACACCCGATGCGAGCGCCCCGATTTGAAAGGGGATTGTTTCCTTTGTGACAGGTTTTAAGTCTGCTGCGTTCAACCATTTCGCCACGCTCGCTGATGAGTGGAACCGGATTTGAACCGGTGTCGTTTCCTTGTCCGGCATCTCAAGCCGGTGGAGTCAACCGAGCTGTCCCATCCACTCTGACGCCATCAGCACGAGTTGAACATGCACGCCTGTTACAGCTTACCGGTTTTCAGGACCGGGCCCTTACCGTTCGGGTCATGATGGCATTTTTGAACTATCTGGAATTTCCAGACAGTTGACGCCAGCGACCAGATTTGAACTGATGATCCACGAGGGATATCCGGATAGCAGCCGGACGGGAAAAACCAGACTTCCCTACGCTGGCAGGGATAATAACCAATACGTCGCCTATAATGACGACAGAAGAAGCAAGCTACTGGATGATAGAATAGTCGTGATGGTTGTAGTTTGCTGCATACACTATAATTTGAACTTGATAGATATATAATTTATGATTGGGTTTTAACCTTTTTCAAGATCTCCCTGAGTGCCCAGAACCGCAACTGTTCCGGCAATATCCCTTTTTCCAGTGCTGCCCGGGTAAGTTCAGGTGGGATATCTACCACGACCGGCACCCCTGCCCGGATCCTCTTGATAAACTTCTTAACGGTATCCCGCTTCCTGAACCCGCCGTTGATGCCGCTGAACTCACGGCCCAGGTCAAACGCGATCCGGGCCGGGCCATCGTTCATATGGCGCAGGATATACCGCTGCTCATCGTCCGATAGGGGGATGCCTGAGGTCAGTGTGATCCCCCCAATAATGGTTTTACATAAAGGAGATAACTCCCCCAATGTGTGCCTTTGACTTTCACATCCACGCTCTCGGCTAGGGGTAGCAATTCCCCCTCGTCAATCAATAATTCATATGTGCATTCTGCCGTATGGATACATTTATGATATTTATCAAAATCGCCGCAATTACACCCACCGCACACCTTTTTTATTCTGCGGTTATGCTCCTCTTCGGTGAAATGGGAATTTAAAATGAGTCGATTTTTTAGATCGTCCGGCCAATCAGTTGGAATCCAACTAGTCACTTACTCACTCCTGCTTGCTTCACGGTAAATCTCATAGCACCGGCACCGGACGTGCCCGGGGGGATTCTGTACCCCGCTGGTATGTGGCTGGTCCAGTGGGATCCATCCGTCATCCTGATTGCCCTGACAGAGTTCCGACACGAGCGGATCTTCACTTGTTTGATAGCGTTTTTCCATAGTTACGCCGTCATCGGTGAGGCCGTCCACAAACCCACGATTCCCGGCTTCATACGCCTGCGCTGATTCATACACCGCTATGGTTTGAGCCCGGTCTCGGCTGATCGGACCGTCGTATAACTTCCGGATCTCCTTTGCGGTCTGGTTGTAACTCCAGCCTTCATCCAGTGCGGTTGTAATCACGGTCTTCAGGCTATCCGCCGTTGTGGTCTGAATATCCTTGATCTTTGACAGGCTGCCACCGTTAGCCTTGAACCATGCCACTGCCCGGGGATTTTCGAGATTGAACGTAGTGCCGGGCTTTTTTGAGGGATCGAACGGCAATGTCTTCGCTGCCATATCCCCTCCTGCCTGCATCCCGTCCATTTCAGCCGATACGACAAGATCTTGCAGGTCCGTAGTGGTTGCCTTTTCGACATCATCCCATATTGCGTTGAACTCTTTGAGCAGTTCCGCCCGTAGTTGTTCCGAGGTCTTGTTGGTCTTCGCTATTGATGGTTGCTGTTCAAGGATTGATTGCAGGGCCGGGAGTTGCTTAAGCAGGAGATCCCGCTGAGCCTCAAAGAACTCACGGAAGCCGGGCAGATGCTTCTTTGCGATCTTGTTCTTTTCCCTGATTTTTTTCAATCCGATCGCGGCCTGTTTGACGTTCGCGGCTGCAACAGATACCGAGGGCATGGGAATTAGTTCCCCTTTACCGCTTTTTTCTTGTTGTCGTTATCCTCCGGTTCGTCAAGGGCATCATCAAGAGCCCTCATTTTTTCATCGGCTTTCCGCACAAGTTCTTGATCGGCGTCGCTTACCTCAACAGAACCTGTCTTTTTATACTCTCCGTTAAATTTCTCTGTCATGCTGGTACCACCGTTATCACATGCGTTGTAACCTTTCCGGCATTCACACCGGATGTCACGGCATTGTTACTTACCACTTTCCACCCGGATCCCCGTGGTAATATAATCTCGTGCTCTCCCCCCCCGACAACAAACCCTTTTTCTTTACCGGATGTGACCGCACGAAGCAATACTTTGTGTGCCCCTTTCTCCCCTTCAACCGTTGCCCGTGTTGTGAATTGCATTGAATTGTTCGGGTTCGTCGAAAAAGATTGGAATGCTTTATCATTACAAGTATCCCCGGGTTTCATATTCATCATTGACGATACGCCCCGTTCACCAATGCCGCGATAAAGGACCGTTCCTTCTGGAAGTACTGGAGATCCAGAAACGATTTTATCCAGTTTTGCAACGCTTGGAGAGTCTGTTTTTCCTGACCTGAGATCGTTGTTCAATTTTGCGTATCCGGTGCGAGTGTAATCATTAACCGTCGAATCGTTTTCAAACTGCTTTCCATATGCAAAATTTTCGTCCATGCCTTTTTCCTGTTCTGCGGCTATCTTGCCCCCGAGCTCCTTGTTTGATCCCATTCCAAGCGCTTTTACAAGTTTTTTATCATAATCCTTATGATCGTTAGTGACGGTTGCCCCTTTTGATGAGCTGCCGCCCGCATCACTCGATCCTCCTCCTTTGAGATCCGCTCCCGTCGTCCGCTTGAATCCGTCTGCCGGGCTCTCCCCGTCTTTCAGGAGGATGTGGGCCCCACCAATCGTGATCCATTCTCCCTCTTCGGAATCCGCTTGAGTATGTGGAGATCCATTCGCTGCCCGGGTCAATCCTTCCGCCGCTGATGCCAGCCGGTCCAGCGCTGCCGATTCCGCACTATCCCCGGCATCGTTGTCCGATTCCCCCTCCTTGATACCAAGCGTGGCCTGGACAAACGCCCGGGCCCGGCTCTTGTTGATGATATTCGCGGCACCGGCCCGGGTTGCGACATCCGCCTTTTGGAGCTGTGCCCCGAATGAGTTTTGAGAGGTGGAGGCTTTCTGTTCCCGTAGTGCTGCCAGCGCCACATCATCCAGCGGCTTGAGGATATCCCCGGCGCCCGCCTTTGAGAGCATGGCCCGGTGTTCGTTCTCGGTTACGGTACCGGACTGGTTGCCTTCCCGTGCGATCTTCAGCCAGAGGTCAGATTGGTCGATCTCCGGGGCCGGGACATCCACGAGGATCTGATAGCCCTTATCGGTATACCCGTTGTAATCAGCCCACGGTTTCAGCATCAACAGGGCGTCCCATTCGATCCACCGGTGCATTCCCTTGATGAAACTCATATACTTCTTGAGTTCTGCCGAGTTGCTCCCGCCGATCAACTGCCCGCCATCTTTGCCGAGGTCCGACGCGATAAAGAACTGCCGGATCTGCATACCCAGTTCCGTGATGGTTTCCAGCGCCGATCCATCGCCGCTGATACCGAGGTTTTCGGCGGTCATGTTGCCGCGTAACTGATACCGGTTAATGCTGCTCTGGTTCTTCAGGAGTTTCGCGGCATACGCTTCATCGTCGCCTTGCGGGTCCGTGACCTTGATAAACCAGTTTCCTCCGCTGCCCCACTGGTTGACCTTTTGCATCTGCCTGCCCCATGAATAGGTGAGCATTTTAACGATTGGGAATACCGGCAGGATGTACGGCGTGCCTCCGAGTTCGGCACACATCGGGGTTGTGGTCATGTGGACATTGGTCAGCTGGGTTACTTGGGTGTTCCGCTGAGTCTGCCAGTACTCCTGTTCGCCGGTCTTATCATTGATGCAGATGCCCGGTAAGAGCCGGTTGTATACCAGTGTCGAGCTGGAGCCTTTCTTGCTGAACGATGATGGGGGCAACCGGTTAAGTTCCATCAGCCGGTACTCTGGTCCTTCGTAGTCCCATACTGGGTTACTGAGCGCCGGGCCCCATTCCATGACATCCCGCCAGCGTCGTTGTGTGGAGAAGTTGAACGCTACTTTCGGGTTGTTGATCACCATGTCGGTGAGCGATGCGGTGAGATCCGGATCCTCTTTCTTGTCCTTGTCGATGACCTTCAGAACGATATCGTCCTGGAAGATAGTCATCTGCATTTGGTCCAGACCCTGCGTGATATACTTGTTTTCAAGGATTTTCAGGATCTCGGTTGCGTCGATTTTGGGCTGCTTGAATGACATCCCATCAGATCTGACATAAACAGTCCCCTCTTTTGCTGTTGCTGCTTGTTTTTTTACCATGATCATATCTCCTTTTCTTTTTTGATATAACACTCTCCGCCGAACTCGCCCATAATTTTTTGAGTGAAGACAGCCTCCCACTCATCCCGGTGTTTGTTTGTTTTAATGTGGCATGGGTGAGTGCACAATGGGACAAAAAGAGGCTTAATAGATGGATCGCAGCATGCATTTTTATGGTAATTTACATGATGAACTGCAAGTTTCTTTTCACCCTCGACCCAAACATGCCCGCACATCTGGCATGTGTGCCCGAAGAAGGCCCGGACACGCTCTTTAAACTCATTATTAAATTTTGGACAGTACGGTAAAAATGATGTGCCCCCGTTCCATACAGGACTTCTCTCTCCAAGATTTGCTTCGCGTATTTTTTGTTTTGTACTCTCAGGTAAATGTTTCCCAGTAGACCACGGTGATCTCCCTTTGTTAGATTCGCTCATCTTTCTGCGTGATGCGTCTGAGTGGGATTTTCCAAACATCGGGTGGTTCTTTCCTTTTTTCGCATCGCTCATTTTTTTCCTAGTCTCTTCCGATGGATTTTTAAGAGATTCGCTCAGTTTCTTTCTCGTCTCTTCAGAGAGATGTTTACCAAAGTTATGATTGTTCTCTCCTAATTGATGTGCCCCCATACGAGCGCGGGTTTCCTGAGATTTTATTTTTCCTTTGGCGGACGTGGACATTTTATGTTTTGTCTCTTCAGAAGGGTGTTTTCCTTTATGAGATTCAGATAGTTTTCTACAGTAGTCTTCTGAATATACCCCTTTCTTACCTTTATTCCAAGGGATATGACCGGATTTAGCCATGATAATCAAACCTCAATGCGTGCTTCTTTAGGAAGAATCGCCGTTCAAATCTTCCCGGATTCCCCCGTTTCACTTCTGGTACAGGCGTGTTAAGCATATCCCCTCATTGCCTCCCGCTCTCGCTCCTTATACTTCTGACGATTGGCAACCGTCGCCGGGCACGTTGCACAATCATAATGAGGGGCGTACCACGTCGTTTGTGGATGTTCTGTATCATTGCGAGGCCAATTGCAAGCAGCCGGGGATTCAAACCATCCGCACCCGGGCCGTTCTGCCGGGTTGGTTTTAGCGTATCGTTTTTTCTTCACCATATTTCACCCAGTTCATCGTCAAAATTAATTCCCAGTTCGTCATACCCTGATGCCGAAGAGGCCACGGCATCACCGATCTTTGCCTCCCGCGTGTGGTCTCGTAATCCTTTTGCGAGTTCATTGAACGCTCCGGAAAATGCGTCCACTACATCGTCGTGCTTGCCGTCCGGGAATACTTCAAGCTCCGCAAGTAACAGATCGTTCCACGGTGCCCGCTTGATCTTAATCAGACCATTGTATGCGGCCCTGGATGCAGGTACGGACCGGGCCTGTTTTGACCCGGATGAGGGCACACCCATATAATCCGCGCCTTTGAACTGATCGCGGGCTGCAAGGAAGATGACCGTCTTACCGCTAGATCCGCCTTCCTGCTCCTCCCGGATCTTAACGCCCGGGCCGTCCTGCGCTGTAATGGTCCTTCGGGCCTTTTCAGTTTCACCCGGGTTATCCCTGATCCGGTAAACGTCCATCACGTAATAGATGCCGTTTGCGTGGCACATCTTAACCCCGGCGGTCCAATCAGGATCCCCGCTCTTCTTGCTCTTCCGGGTGGCTGCCATATCCCAGTATCGCACGGTCTGGCCCGATGGTACGGTATCAACCGGTTCCCCGAACCATTCCCGCTTAAAGACGGTGCCGGCCTCAGCCTTGATCTTCCAGTTGCCGCGTAAAAGCCGTTCCTGCTCCACAAAAGATAACGCCTGAAGATTGCCCCGGTACTCAGGATTGATCTTTTCAAGGATCGGGTTGTCTGCCAGTTTTGCCGGGATGAACGTAACGCTTTTTGGCTGACGGTCCGGGTACTTGGTCTTTAGTTCCCCTTCAGAGTCCGACCAGATCAACTCATTCCCATCACGGACGAACCACCGGATGATGCCAGAGCGGGAATCTATCGGGTATCCAGTCCGGGGATCGATCCACCAACTGATGAACTTTGCCACCCACGATTCAGGGTCAGGGTTCGTGGTTGCCCGGACGTATGGCCGGACCCCACACACGGAACGATTACGGGATAGCAGATACCAGAACTGCTTTTCGGAGAAGTGGGTGAGTTCATCAAAATAGATCGCGGGGATCTGGCTGCCCTGATAATCGTAGACATGCCGATCATATTCAAGGTGAGCAAACTTTACCCCGTTGCGGTGCGGGGGGAAAATCCATTTGAGATCCGTGCTGTTCGGGGTTGCCCCGATCTGAGGGTATATTTCCCCGGCAGTATCCCATAACCCCCCCTGCGCTGTGATCTGCGGAGTGGTGCGCCTGAATATGACCGCTCCGAACCCTTTCACGGTTGTGATGTATTGCAGGGGATCCATGAGTAGCCCGAAGGTTTTACCCGAACCCGCCGCGCCCCCGTATATCACGATATCAGCAGGAGATGATAGAAAAGATTCCTGCGGGCCGGCCTGCGGGCGGATGGTGATCTCTTCGTTTGTTACCGCAGATACCGTCATTCTTTCTTTGGCCCCCTCCCATTTGAGGGGACATAGACAACAACAGTTGACCCGGCACCGGGTGGAACATTCCCGCCTTTCTGCGGATCCTTGAACGATCCCAGGACCCGTCCCTTAAGTTCGATCTGCTTTTCCCGGCGGGCTAATGCCTGCAATGCGATGCGGGGATCATAATCAGGGTTGGGGATATCATCGCCATTGCCATCCTTGACTGTTCGGTTGAATGCCCGGCCAATAAGTGCCCGGGTGATCTTCTCGGTCTCTTGCACTTCCTTAAGCAGATCGTCCGCTTCAGCAACTTCCTGCGCTTTGGCTGCCTGCTTGATCTTGGCGATCACATGACCGCCTTTCACATGCCGCGATAGGGCATCTTCCGAAACGCGGTATGTCCGCGCTATTCCGCGTATATTGGCCCCTTCGACGACGAGCGATTTATCTATTTCATTCCGCGATTTGTGCGCACAAATTGAGCATTGGCGGGCCATTCAAGAGCCCCCGCTGGGAAACAGAATAGCGGAAAATCGGGTCACTTATTGCATTATTGGAGATTGGGGTATAAAAAGAATATGGTTGCCTAGATGGATCGTGCAATTGTGGGGTTATGCTTGTTTCAGTTCTATCATGTGAGCGTTTTTAATAAAATCGCTCATCATAATCTCAACCTGCTTACCGTACTTCAATCCTTTTTTATCGCAGATTGATTTAAAATCAGAATAAATTTGTTCTGATATTGAGAGATTTGCATAAACAATATCAGACATTGAGATACTTCCGGAGATCGTTTTTCACATATATTGCATTCCCGAACGATCCGATCAGATCGATCGCCTTTTCTGCGAAATCCTTCCAGTTTACGACCTTTGCCTCATCCATATAGTTCAACTTTCCGACCTTGTAGAGATCCACAAATTCGTGGGTCTGCCGGATAATTTCAAACGTCTGAACCGGATCGAATACTGGTTCCAGCGAGACCCACGTTTTGATCCCGAGTTCGTGAGCGCGTTTTAGTGCTGCGATCCGTTCCGTTGTCGGAGCCGCCCCCGGCTCGTACTTTTTCCGCTGGTCTTCGTTCGTGAATACGAGCGTTGCTGCATAGGTCCCGAGTTTCGGATCCCAGATATCGAAATCCTGTTCCGAACGTTTGCCCCCTTTTGTCAGAACTGTGTAATTGATCTCGCAGTTCTGGAATATCTGAATTGCTTGGCGCGCCAGTTTGTGCCTGTCGTTCAGGGTTTGATAGGCATCGCAGGTGAAACACAGGAGAACGTTTCTCTGATCGTTATTTTTCCGCATTTCCTCAGCATCGTCGCAGAGTTTCCTGAGTAACCCAGCCCGCGGTACGCTGTGATAAAACTCTTCTGGCTTTGTCCGAGTTGCTGCCGGAGCATAACAATAGGTGCAGGCGTGATCGCACCCACGGTATAGGTTTGCGGCCAGTTCTGAATATTCCCGCGCCCTGCCTGCCGGTTCGTAAATAATATTCATTCCATCACCACGACGGATCCGAGATTCTGGAACGATTCGTACTGATCACATTCTGCATCGGTCACGAGCAGTATATTTCCGCGCGTGTCTTTGACGCTCGCATATCCCCGGCCTTGGCTGTCGATTGTATCGTTTTTGATACCATCGTACACGCCAATCGTGCAGGCCACAACATCGAGACCGGACAGATCGCCATTATCGACCCATTTCCGGGCGTCCGTCTTTGCCGAGCGTTCTGTTTTTCCAACACCAAATATCGCGTATCCATCCTGATAGATCGCAACTGCGGTTTTTGTTTCCATTTTCCTCATCACCTTGTAGTGTTTGCTACAATACACTATAAACGATGATGAGCATTAAACCTTTTCTTTCTGATATTTTTCAAACCGATTTTTTATTAACTGGCATTTTACCGGTTCGATCTCCATTATAAAACAGGGTATTCCAAGTTGTTCACACGCAATTAATGTCGAACCTGCGCCGCCGAACAAATCAACAATATTTTTAGGATGGCATCCGGTATCAGGTGCGCCAACAGGATTTTGCCGAGCCCTGCCGGGATTGGTTGCTCTTTAAGTGGATTTCGTTTCATCGCATTTCCTCACGTCCAGTTCCTCTCACTCAATACGCCCGTATCCTCGGCGTATCCCTCGCAGTCTGTCGGCTTCTGCTGTTGTTTCTGCTGGTCTAGTCCCGGGCAGGTTGTTTCATATCGGCATGATTGGCAGTTTGCGGTCATTGAAATAACCACCAAACGAACAGTATCATTGGTACAAAAACTAATAGGATTGAGGGATCGGGAGGGGATATAAGGATATGCGTCCCAGGGGATTTTGTGCCAGATTTGATTATGAGCGGTTTTGTCATAGACGCAACCGGCCGGTTTGACCCGACGAGGATCCCGTATCAGGGGCCCACCTCATATGATTTTCGGTTGCAAATATACTGTCCCTGTCAGAGATTATTCTTTTGAAGGTGATATTATCTTTTACGCCACAATCTGGTGAGAGATGAGAGGGGGCAAAGACAAAGGTGCTGCAAAATGCCATGCGTGGAAGGATGAAATCAGGTCGTCTCTAGTTTTGGTCTTATAGCGATACTTTCTTTGACAGGGAAAATCGCTTCTCCGGGATTGGACCGGATAATGTCCTTAACAAAAGCGAGAGAGTTCATTTAATACCACCAACCAACACGCAACCAATTTCTTTGAGTTTTGAGCAATACCCATTAAACGCTTCAACCTCTGATCGGTAATATCCTATGTGGTGGCTTGCCCCATCAATAAAAATTCTTGCGCGCCACCTATTGCTTCGTTTGTCCCGATAGACTCCCGGAAATATACTTGTCTTTTTTTGATGACGGTTCTGAGAGTTCTGGCGCCGAGTAACAAATCTCAAATTTGATTTTTGATTATTTAATGGATTGCCATCAATGTGATCTACAATTTGATTTTCTGGAGCGGGACCCATTATTTTATTATGCATACATATACGGCGTTTTTTCCCATCGGTTTTTGGACGGTGGATTACATAATAATGATCGCCCTCTTTTTCAAGGTACCACCTATGGGACATAAGATATGGGTAGTCTTCATCGTCTACTGATGTAAACCTCCCTTTTGATAGCGGGATCTCTTTCATGGCAGCGTGAACTCCTCTTTTGGTCTCTGCCAACACGATTGACTCACGATGCATTTTAGACGATTTTTGGGGCATTGATTAAGTTCACCAGTACAATGAACAGAAGAATCCCCGCATTGAGACATTCCCGATTTGAGAAATTTACATCGTTTTGTCATGATTAGTTATTAGTTATGATATGTATTAAACATATCTAAAAGCCCGCCACACGGGCGACTGTGAGCCGTGAGTAGTACTTGGCGGGCGGGAGTTGATTTGTTTCCTAGGGTTTTCGTGCAATAATCCTCACACCCGGCAGTGATGGATCCGCCGTAATGTGAGGTAAGGGCCCGGCTCCTGATGGGGGAGAGCGTCATGCTTCCGGAATGGACGCGGGCCCGGTTGTTCATCGTCTATCCGATGTCGTGCGGGTTGCCAGCCGATCCTTTCAGGAGACCGTATTCGATGTTATAGTATCCCCCATCGAACACGATCTGGTATTCAACCTTGTGCGCATTCTCGGCTGCCTCAATCTGAGTAAGAATGGTCGCCTTGTTCGCCTCTGTTGCATCGAAAGTAAGCCAGCGCTTGGTGCTGTCGCTCATCT